TTAAGATTTGATTGTATTTTAACAATGCCCCATTATATTTGACCAGTCGTTCAAGCCAACTTAAGTCGTCAAATTTTTCTTCACTCATGTGTATCTCCTTGAGGGTTGAGGTTGTTTAATAACAATGCATTAAATTGTTTTATTTCACTTTTTATTAAGCAGTTGCAATAAAGGCTCATGATTTGCCACTCTCTCAACCGATTTTTGATAATATCCTTCATCTCTCTCCATGCTTTGGTTTGCGACTTTGAGAGAAAAGACCTTGAGAAAAAAATCAGCGTCTTAGAGAGCAAAATTGATGCACAAGCCAAAGATCAAGCAAAAATCCTTATAGGTGATGATGATCTATCTGATCGATTGGATAAGGTGGAAGAGAAGATCAAGAAGATCAACGCTTCTTTGCCTTAACTAGAGGCTTTCTTAATGGAATGTTTAAATTTTCCAATACTAAATAAACCGAGTTTCTTGAAATACCAGTTAGTAGGCAAATCTCTTTAATCTCTTTGCCTTGCTCATAGTACTCTTTAACTGCAAATTGTTGCATGAGCAATTTTCTTGATAGACCTTTGGGACGGCCTCCAATTCGTCCCCTCTCTCTTGCTGCTCTTAATCCTAGGATCGTTCTCTCTCTGATCAAGCCAAGCTCCATTTCAGCCAAAGCCCCGAAGATGTGGAAGATAAAGACGCCCATGTGTGTGCTTGTATCAATACCATCGCTTGTCTTAAAATGGCATCCCTTAGCCTTGATCTTTTCTACTAGATCGATCAAATCCTTCATTGATCTACCAAGACGATCTAGCTTTAAACATACCAATGTATCGCCTTTTTTAAGAGCGTTTAAAGCTCTCTTGAGTGCTGGGCGTTCTTTAGTCTTGCCAGTCATCTTTTCTTGATAGATATCATGACAACCAACTGACTTTAAAAAATCGATTTGAAGATCTAAAGATTGATCTTCTGTGCTAACTCGTGCATATCCGATAAGCATTTTTTTTCCTTGATGAGAGTATAAAATAATAACACTCTCAGCCGTTTTTTATACTCAATTCATTTCTATTTTTTTTCACTCATAGAACGATTGAGATAAAATCTCTCATCGATACCATACTGATGAAATAGGTTTCTCATGCGATCCCTACTGATATCAAACATTCTCGCAAGACCAGCAAATGACTGAGCTTTATCTAAAGCTTTCAATATCTCATCTTTTGAGATTGCCTTGAGCTTAGCTCTATCTTTGGCTTTAGAATGGCGATGCATTTTTTCTTTTTTAATCCCAAGCTGATCACATTTAAATATAACAGCTGAAGGAGTAACGCCAAACTGAGCAGCGATCTCTTTCCAAGTTTTATCTGATGAAACAGCCTTGATAAGATCTTCCTCTTTAAGCTTCTTTGATTGAGCGCTCTTTTGTGGCTTTGTGTAGTTGCTCATATAACCTTGATAAACCTCGCCTCTTTCGATCATATCCTCGATCATGCACAATCTAGGATCTAAATCATATTGTCTCATCTGATCCTCCATCCATCTTTAAAACAGCCTTTTTTAATCGCCCACCATATCGCCTCTCAAAAGATCTGATCTTAGATATCACCTCTTGATCAAGGATGTGATGCACCCTTTCCAACTTCTCGGATGTGCCTAGAATAAATCCTCCATCGATCCACAACTGAATCAGTAATCTGTTTCCATACATGTCAATCTCCTAGATGTATTGTGTTTTCTTTTAGCATTAGTGATTCCTCATCGTCTTGATATGCGATTGAACGAAGTTGAGTTTATTCTTGACCGTTGGAGATGTAGCAGGCAAAGGCTTATCAGCAACGATCTCACTATCACGCCAAAGCCAATTTATGACATCGTACCTAAGAGCATCTAACGGATCTTCTCGACCGTCTTTTTTAGGTGTTTCTTTGCCATCCCAAGCATAAGACAAAATAGCCTTTCTGAATGAATTCCCAATAGAGCTTGCTCCTCGTTCCCATACTTCAGAAGTGCATAAAATTCTTCTTTGATGGATCAATCGCTTGACTCTTTGAATGCCGTTTAAAATGTCTGTTCGTATTGGATCAGTGCACCACCTAAAAGGCATCCCTATGCCACCTTGATCAGGGTGTTTTGAAAGCTCATGAAAAGCTGATTGGGCTGTACGATCTGATCTAGCTGATCCAGCTTTATCGCCGCTTGCACCGTCTAGCAAAATACGATTGGGATATCGTCTAGCTAGATCACGAGGGCAAGCGATTTTTAAGACTTCTTTGGCAAGCTCTGAGAGTGTTATTTCTTGAGGATTGATTTCAGCACAGATGACATCAGCTTCTAAAGTTGGATCATGCGCCAAGATCAGAACGGAAGGTTTTCTAAAACCAAAGTCGATGACAAGCCTTGATGACATAGATGGATGATAATCCCAATTGCTGATAACATGGCTTGATGTCCATTCAGAATAGATCACGCCTTGAGGTGGTCTAGGTTGATTTTCAACCATTGCCAAGCGTTCGCTTTCAGGCAAATTCTTGACGGCATCAAACCATGCTTCAGAGAGGTTGGCTTTATTGACATGACTAGCATAGAAGATTGGAGTGCATCCCGCCTTTTCTGCAAAATCAACCCACCAAGCACCCCAAACGGGCAAGCCCACCATGATCATCTTAGGCGATGGACCTGATCTAAGACGCCCCAAGGTTTTCTGAGCAACCTCTTCGGAAAGAGTTTGACATTCATCAATCAAGGCAAGGCCTGATGTTATGTTTAAGCCTTCCAATGGATTATGCGTGGCATCTCTTGTGCCTGGTCTAAAATAAGATCTACACCAAACAACATGACCATTTGGGGCAGTCCATTTGCCCTCTTGCTGATGATAAACCCAACCATAAGGCACAAGCCATTTCTCCAATTCTGGACCTAAAACGCTTCTATAGCGTGGAGCGGTATCAGTCACTAAAAGGGATGATTTGTTGGGATGTATGCTTGACCAAGTCCACAAGGCAAAGACTAGAGCTGAAGTCTTGCCGCTACCCCAACCAGCACGAACGGCAATGAATGGATCATCTGAATAGATCAAGCGGTCAATTAGATCGACTTGTAAAGGATTTAATTTAAGCTCTAGCTCAGTCTTCTTCGTCTGTGCCATCATCGTTCTCATTTGGGAGTTCGTGCTTGATTTGTACAACTTGCCCATGTTTCTCTTTTTGCACTTGCTGAATCACATTGATGATAACCTTGCTATCATCTCCCTTTGTGTTCATGTCGATTGTTTGCTTCTCTCCAAACTCCAAAGGAAACTTTCTAGCGAGTAACCATTGGGATGCTCTAACATCGCTTTCAGAATGTCGCTGAATGTTCTGAAGGTGCTTTAGCTTGAGAGATATTTCAGCCCTCTTGACATCAGCCACCAACTCAGCATCAGCCTTCATCCATGAATGAAAAGTGCTGTATGAGATGCCAACAACTGAAATCGCATCAGTTTGAGAAAGACCTTGAGAAATAAGCTCAAGTATTTGCTCAGTTGCCACAAGCCTCTTCTTTTTTGCGATCTCAGCTTTATCTTCTGAAGGCTTTTTTGCGATTGCTTTGGTCGTTTTAGAATCAACCGTATCGATTTTTGTGGTAGTTTTACTCTTTGCCATGATCAAGCTTTCTGATAATTTTAGTTGTGATTTTTTCAATAGCATCATCATCATCGCTTTCAAGCACTAAATCAATCTCATCTCTCTTTAGGCCGTCAAGCAATAGTTTTTCAGCAAGTCTTGAAATCTTAACTGCATGTCTATCGCTGATCGTATCTAGCAAGCTGATCAGCTTTGTTGATACATAAAGACTCAAGATTGATTTTCTATCTTTAGGCTTCATCATAGAAAAACAACCTCAGAGGCAATGACTTTAATGTATTGTTTGCCCTCGTGTTCATTGATGACAATACGACCGATAACTGTGATCTTATCGCCCTTCTTAGCTTGAGATTGAACAACACTGGCAAATGCCCCCCAAACCTCGCAATTGAACCAGGTTGTCTTCTCTTCGCCTTTTACCTTTTCACTATAAGCAACGGAAAAAGTAGCTAGGTCTTTATCGCCAATTTTCTTGAGTTGTGGATCTTGTCCAAGGCGTCCGATAAGTGTAAATCTATTGAGCATTTTTTTAATCCTTTAGTGATGAGTAGATGTTTTTGATGTCTTTGATTTCATCAAGTACTGATAGAGTTTGATTGATTTCTTTCATTTCTTCTTTGTAGAAAATGAGATTGATGCAAAAGTTGAGAGCTTGCCCAACTTCTGGAGCATCATCTTGAAACATGGCATCGACTACCTTTTTAAGGCAAGCAATGCGATTCATTAAATCTGAATTTAACATAAAAATTCTCCTTTGAGTGTGTATATAGAACACATAATATTATATAATTTTATATAATATTTTTTCAAAGAGAGAGAAAATGAAAATCAATGTGAATGATGGCTTTGTTGAATTGGTCGATCATATGGGAGATGATTTAGCAATTGTCAACGCTGCTCGTGTTTCCTATGCTGGATCAAGTGACAAATGGACCGATAGAGATGATAAACTTTTAAAGTATCTATGGGAGCATGATCATACATCGCCTTTTAGACATGGGCATATAAAATTTAGGATTAAAGCACCGATCTTTGTTTTAAGGCAATGGATGAAGCATCAGGTCGGTTGTGCATGGAATGAGCAATCAGCAAGATACACTGAGATTAAAGAAAGCTTCTTTTATCCCGATTTCTTCAGATTGCAAGACACTAAAAATAAACAAGGTTCTTTTGGTCGTCTTGATGATGATCGAGAAGATGAAGCGTTGACATTGCTAGCTCAAGGTTATCAAGTTGCTTATTACAATTATCTGAGGTTGCTTGATATGGGTGTTTGCAGAGAACAAGCTCGCGTTATCTTGCCAGTTGGGACTTATAGCGAATGCATTTGGTCTGCAAGCATTCAGGCAATTATGCATTTTTTAAAACTTCGACTTGATCATCACTCGCAATTTGAGATGCAAGAATTTGCGAAAGCTGTGTATGATATAACTAAGCCGCTTTTTCCCAAGACCATGGAGTTAGTTAAATGCAATGTCTCAGATGTAAAAATACAATAAAATCAACCTTAGCAGGCTCTAGCATTGAGTATCACTATTGCATCAAATGCAGGGCTATTTTTGATCATCAGCCTATCATTCTATCATACGATGATGTTGAATATGATGAAAGCTGGGATGACATCACCAAAGACGAAAGCGAAGATGATGAATAACTTTTTTGATGTGTGTTGGCTTGTGATGGGATTGATCTTTAATCCAACTCAAGGCAAGCAAGATTTAGGATGGGAAAAGATCATTGCTCAATCAATCCCAAGTCGCATGAGAGTATGCCAACAAGTTGCATTTAGTGCTGATAGAATGGGAGTTGATCCAAATCTAATGATTGCTATTGCTTTCTATGAGAGCAAGTTTGAGAGAGGTTTAATTTCATCAGCTGGAGCGGTTGGAGTGATGCAAGTGAAAAAGCAATTTGTTGACTGTCAAGGATGCAATGAGATTGAGTATGGGATAAAGGCTTATCAGATATGGCTTGCTAAGAGTGAAGGCGATGTTTGTCTTGCTTTGGGTCGCTATGCTGTAGGCAATAAAGGCAAGTGTGGAAAGAGATCTAAAGCTATTATCAAGCTTGCTTCTGAGATAGCTTGTCTTGCCTCCAAGGATGATGATTGCTATGACTGCTAAAGATAAGGCCTTTTTGAGCATGGCTGAAATCATGGCTAGTCTTTCACCATGTAGTCGAGCCAAAGTGGGTGCTGTGATTGTTAAAGGTGATGTGCCCATCATATCCTCTTTCAATGGGATTGCTCGCAAGCAAAATGGATTATGTGGAGGTGCTGACTGTCTAAGAGATAGATGTAAAATAGCTAGTGGATCAGAAAGCCAAGTTGGTTGCCACCATGCTGAATTTAATGCAATTGCGAATGCTGCTAGAAATGGGATTGCAACAGATGGATGCTCAATCTATGTCACCGCTCCACCTTGTTTAATGTGTGCTAAGTTAATTCATCATGCTGGTATCAAATCAGTTATTTATGAAGATCGAGATAATAGGTGGATCTCAACAGGCGAAGATTATTTGAGAGCCAACGGTATTGATATTTTTAAGATTTAGATATATCAGCCCCAATCTTAGTCTAAATTCTGAATGATGGGTTTTGCTCTAAAAGAGAGGCTGAGATTTTATTCTATTGCTTGTCAAGAGTGCTTAACACTCCATAGCCTATATTGTCTTTATTCTCAAAAAAGTGATTTACTTCTTTAGCAAATTTATTATATGTCCCTCTAAATCCATCCAAGTCTTTATCGCTCAAAACATGTTCATCAATAAGAGATACAATCAAATTTAAGGTTTCAATTCTATGAATGTTTCGAGCATCTTGACCGAGCATGCTAGCCCAATCAAGTGTATTATTGATTGATTTCACAAAAGAAGGGTCTTTCTTTTCGATTAAGCCTAGTTTTTGCATGACAATGAGATTGACAACCAAACTCAAATTGGTCAATAAATCCAGCTTATTATGTTCAACTTCACGATATTCAGTGTAAAAATTAGGAGTGAAAGTAGTTAATTTCTTTTCTAGTTCTGCTATACGAGCTGATAGCAAATCAATTTGTTCTTGTTTCTTCATGATGATTTCCTTATTTCAGATAGAGTTGCCAGCTCTTAAAGTAATTTCCAAACTAAAGCCTTAGGATAGAGCTGGCAAATATTAAACACACAACAAGCAAAAATTATTTTAGATATATCAGCCTTGATTATTCTTCTTCAATATCAAATGGTTTAAACATTTTTTGATCATCAGGCATAGACACATAAACGCCAATAATATCTGATCTTTTTAATCTGAAAGCATCTGAAAAAACTGGAGTGTTTATGCGATCATGGCTTTTAGGTGTTACTTCTGTTACTTCTATCAAATCACCAGCCTTTAGTTCTGTTTCATCTTTAGCAACTCCTAGAACTTTAAATAATTCTGAATGCATTCTAGTGTCTTCCCATTCTGCTATAACATATCCACTCATTGGTCTAAGATAATTTGCTGTTTTCATGTTCATCCCTTTCAGATAGATCAGCCTCGATTTGAGTTTAGTATTTTACAAGTTTCTTCACTGAAAAAAAGAGGCTGAGATTAGTCCGCTCAATGTGCTTCGCATCAACAAATTCACTTCAAAGAGGTGGAGCGGATAACCTTAAACAGATAACAAGGCTATTTGATTTCAATATACTTGAAATTTTCTTGAATGGTTTTTGAGCATTGATTGATCTGAGATGTTGAGCAAATGATGAAATTCATCTGAGGTCTGATCTTAATGATCTCATCAATCTCATTGTGTAGGTATTGCATAAACTTGTTGGTTTGGTTTGAGTGTCCATAGATGATCATGTACTCCACATTATCCACAAGCAGATCAACCTTGATATCAACAAAGCCCTCATGCTGTTTTGCATATCGATCATAGAGTTGCCTTCTGAGTTGAGCTAGATAATCAAAGCTCCCAAAGAAAAGAGAAGGACAGCCAAATCTTCGTTCATCTTCATTTTCCATTTGATAAAGAGCATACTTCATGATGCCAACAGCAATGTGTTCAGTAGTTGCTTTTGATCCATGAATAAAAAGCTTTTGATTAACTGGGATTGTTGTAGCATTTACAATCAAGTCTCTTTCAGCTTGTGAAAGCTTGCCCTTAAAATTCTGCAAGCTCATATCAATTTGGCTTCTAAGAAGTAAAACCTTTTCACTATTCAAAGCCCTGATGATTTTGCATTGCC